GGTGTGATGAGCGAGCGAGACCGGAGGATGGCATGACGCGGGCGGAGCATTTGGCATGGGCAAAGCAGCGGGCGCTCGAGTATGTCGATCGCGGCGAGATGGCGAACGCGATCGCTTCGATGATCTCCGACCTGGGCAAACATCCGGAGCTGGAGCATGCGCGCGCACTGGCGCCACTTTTGATGTTCACGGCCGACGTGCGCAATCCGGAGTCGGTGCGGCGGTTTATTGAAGGGTTCAACTGAGGGGGAGACGATGGCGCTGAAAAACTACACCACTGACGTTCCGGTGATGAGATCGCTGCAGGAGATTCAAGCGATCCTCGGCAAAGCTGGCGCTCGATCGATGAGCGTCGATTATGACGACAAGGGTGCGCCAGTCGCAGTCTCGTTTGTGCTGATGCTCGATGGGTTTCCCCAGAGCTATCGGCTGCCAAGAGACAGCAACGGAGCGCTCAGAGCGCTGCGCGCCGAAAAGTCGAAAGACATGCGGCCAAGCTATAGAACCGAAGCCCATGCGGAACGCGTCAGCTGGCGCATCCTCAAGGATTGGCTCGATGCACAGCTGGCCCTGGTGCAGTGCACCCAGGCCGAATCTGCCCAGGCATTTATGCCCTACGCGACGCAGGATGGCCGGACCCTGTTTGAGGTCTACCGTGAGCAGCGGCAGAAACAGTTAGGAAGTGGATCGTGACTGAACCAGCGAAGGCAGCAGAGCTTTTTTGGGTCAACGGAGTTGTCGCAGTGCGGGACAACATGCCGTATATCCAGCTATCGAACGAGAACGGGATGGTCGCGCAGCTGACGATGGCGCAGGCCCAGCAGGTAGCGCGGGACATCCTGGTGATGGCGGCGCGGACTGAGATGGATGCGATGGTGCTGAAGTTTTTCAGCAAGCAGGAGTTCCCTGAGGGTGCGGGCGCGGCGCTGATGACGGAGCTGCGGGATTTCCGCGCGGAGCAAGATGCGGAGGAGGTCGAGAGACCATGAATGCGATCCACTCGGTCGATCTGTTTCTGCTGAAACGCATCCTGCGGCTGCGGGAGTTTTGTGAGGAGTGGTTGTCGGTGAGCTGCCAGAGATTCGAACGCGGCCTGATTGTGCTGTATACGGCGCCGCTCCTGGTGGAGAACCTGGTATTCAGCCGCGGGCATGCTTTTGGCACGTTGATGGGCTTCGTGGTGATTTTTCTGGCGCGATGGATGTGGCGGATGCAGCAGAAGCCGGACAGCTACCGCGCCAGGCTTCTGTTTCAGAGCGAGGGGGCGGTATGCCGGGTCACTCTGGCGCTGCTGGCACTATTGGACCTTGGGCAGATCGCGGCGCCTGGAGCGGCGACCTGGCATGACGTGATGATGGCGGCGCCGTTTACGTTCTACGCGATGTTCATGGTTTCGATCGCGCTGCCCAGGGGCGACAACAAGCCGGGACGCAAACGCAAGCTGGCCCTGGCGAAGCTGAAAGAGATCTTCGGCGGATGGCTGCCGGCGCCCGAGGGGAGTCCGGCGTGAGCCACTTCATTGGCAGAGTTTTCTATACTGCTCCTCGGTGAGCAGGAGCCAGATGCTTTCGGGCCGGCCCATCCCGATCGAGCGCTCGAGGTCCTCGCGTTCCGCTTCGGAGCGCTTCTCTCCCCATCGGTCGTACATCTCGAAGATCTTCTCGGTGGTGGCGAAGGTGAGCTTGCGGCGCAGCGGGGTGCGGCAGTCCTCTTCGAGGAAGCTGATCTGCCAGCCGCGGCGGCACATGAACTGCATGAGGACGCGGTGCGTGGCCGGCCTGGCCAGGTGGTTCATCGGCTCCATAAACCGCATGGGCGAAGGTTAGGCGAAGTCTACGATTCGGGTAAAGCCGTCTGGTTGTGGAATCCGGCCGGACCGCAATGGCTTGTGGTTTTTTAGAAGCTCAGGCTGCGCTGCTGCGGGTTGGGCTTCTTCTTCCAGCCGGGACGGGGTGCGGCGCCATGCAGGAGCTCCAAGCAGCGAGGGCAGCTTTTGTCGAAGCGGCCGAAGGCTGCGGTGCATGCCTTCGAGTGCAGCAGCTTGCCGCCTTTGGTGCGGCGCCCGAGGTCCATCACGCCGAGACCCCCTCGGCAGCGAAGATCTCCTGGACGGACTTCGACGGTCCGCGGCGGCCGTAGTGCGGTTTGCGGCTGCAGTCGAGCTCGCGGCAAAGGATGAACTCCTGCCATTCGGTGAGCGGCTCCTGAGACCAGAAGCCGGCATGGGTGGCCGCACGGCGATCGGCGTCTTCCGTGTAGGTTTCGGGTGTGTTGTGTGGGATATGCTTGAAACGCGCGGGTGCGGCAACTCTTTGACGAGAGTGCATGATTTGCCTCCAGGGGCAGGTTGTGCGGGCTGAACCCGCGTTCTTGTTTGCCGCCGGTGACTCCGTTGACGCGGAGAGCGGCGGGGTGGAGCTAGGCGCTTCACCAAGGCTTCTGGCCCGGAGAACCCGCTCGGAGCTTTGGGTGCTTGTGGCAGTGCGGTTCATGGATGCGGCGGGCGCGCGCTCCCATTGGCTCCTCGCAGTAGCGGCAGGGCGCGAGTTTGGTGCGGTCTCCTCCGGAGAAGGTCTTGCGTCTTCGGGAGAGGAGGCTGGCGGCGGCGGAGATGGCTTTTTTCGTGGGCATAGGTTTAGTTTTGCCGGGTTACGTACCGGCCCCGAGGTACCACCCTCAGACGCACCGCTTACCGTAGGAACGGCGCGGCGGAGCTTAGCGGGATTCCAGCCGGGTGATACGGGTCTCGTGTTCGCGGGAGATGCCAATCAGGATCATGATGTCGTCGTGGGCTTGTTTCCGGGTGGCGGCGATCTCCGACTGAAGCGCAGTGCGCAGACCACCGATCTCGCTGGTAAGACGAGCATCGAGACGGTTGTAGTCGCTGCGGTTGAGGAAGATGCCGACGAGGACGGTGAAGGTGGGGATGCCGATGGTGAGGATGGTTGCGATCACTTTGGTGCTCCTATGTGGCCGGTTGCCACTGTCTTAGTTATACACATGCAGCGGAGCGTGTGTCAATAAAATTCGACGCATCTACACCAAAAGTGTCAGTTCGGGAAATCGGGTAAAAGCGGGTAAATGTCAACCTGAAGCACGCGGCGGGGGATGCAGGCAAGGGGGCAAAGGTTGTAACCGGCGGTGAAGATTCGTTTGCGTTCGCGCAAAACTTCGGATAGAGTCTTCTTTGCTTGCCCGGTGGGGGCTGGTGGTTTGGGTTGTTGTGGGGATTTGACGAAAATTCTTATGAGGGCGCCCGGAACATCGGACAACGACGACCTCCCTCGAAGCAGGTCACTCGGATGAACGATCCCGTGCGCCGCTTCGTAAAACAACCTGCAACTGCCAACTAGAGAAACACCTCTTTCCCGACAGCCTCTGTCGGTTTTTTTGTGCCCTTTCTGCTTTGGAGATTCTCTCGATGCGTAAACGCTGCCGGAGCCGTGTGCGATCACGCGGCAAAGTGGTTCTGAATGCCTACTCTCGCATGGTGGCGTACTTCGCCTATGCCCAGCAAACGGAGAAGTGGCGGGAGTGGAGCTTCCGGACCATCTCGCAGCGCCAGGCGGAGCAGCTGGTGGCTGCGGGCGAGGCGATGCCGATCACGCGGCAGATGGATGGCGTGGTGCAGATCGTGGGGTATCGCGCGCTGCAGCCGACGAGCTGGGAGCGGCCGAGCCCTGCGACCCTGACCCTCGGCACGATGCAGGCGGTGCTGCGTGAGAGCTATAAGGAGCGGCTGACCAGGCGGCAGCGGGACGAGATTGTGAAGTTCAAGGTGTGGGCGCTGATCGGCGATGAGAAGGCGGTGGCGGTGCGGCCGAGGATCTCCGATGCGGAGCGCAGGCTGGCGCTGAAGCTGCTGGGCCGGCCGGCGTGGCAGGTCCAGTCGGGAATGCTGGCCGCGTGATGTTAAGGAACGTACTTCTCTGCGGTGATTGTTTGAAGTTGATGGACAGCCTGCCGGCACAGTCAGTTCACTGTGTTTTGACGGACCTCCCCTACGGGACTACAGCGAATAAGTGGGATGTGGCTTTACCGCTGGGAAGGCTTTGGAGCGCGTGGCGGCGGGTGATCCGGCCAGGAGCTCCGGTCATATTATTTACCCAACAGCCGTTCACGACGGCAGTCGGTTCGAGCAACTTGCGCGAATTGAAGACCGAGTGGATATGGATCAAGACGCGGGCGACGGGCCATCTGAACGCAAAGAAATACCCGATGAAGAAGCACGAAAACATCCTTGTTTTCTGCGATCGGGTGCCGCCGTATTTTCCTCAGAAGTCCTTTGGCCATTCAACCTATAAGGCCAGGGCGGGAGTAAAGTCGTCCAGTAACTACGGCCATGACAAAGGAAGACGTTCAGAGAACGTGGATGGTTCACGGTTTCCGACGACGATTCTTAGCCCGAGGTCTGAGGTTGCGGACAGGGGATTGCATCCGACTCAGAAGCCACTTGAACTGGTGCAGTACCGGCTACAGGCGGCTGCGTGAGCTATCACCCGAACCGCGTGGCGTTCGAGGGGGTGTTGACGCTGGTGGATGTGGCCAGCGACAAGGCTCCGAGCGGAGCGCGGGGGCATCGCGTGATCCTGACCAGGGCAGCGGCTGAAGAGGCGCTGCCGAGTCTGCTGGGCATGGCGGTGGACTACAAGAGTGGGTGGGATGGCCACGACGCGCGGCAGAAGTGTGGCGTGATCGAGACGGCGGAGCTGGTGGGAGCTGAGCTGCACGTTGGCGGGTATCTGTTTGGCAGGGACTTTCCCGATGTGGTGGCGACGGTGCGCAGGCTGGACACGCTGGGCATGAGCTACGAGCTGGCCGATGCGCATGTCGAAGATATGCGGCGGAGCGTGTGGACGCTGACGCGGGCGACGTTTACCGGCGCGGCGATCCTGCTGCGCGAGAAGGCGGCGTATCGCAGGACGAGCTTTGCACTGGTGGAGCGGGAGCTGGCTCTGGCGGCTGCGGGCAGCGTACGGGTCGGCCGAGATATCGGGCTGATCGAGGATGAGTTTGACGAAGACTTTGAAGAAGACGCCGAAGAAGCGTACTGCGCCGGCGCGACGGAGTAAGGCGAAGGCACGAAAGCCAGAAAGCCAGAAAGCCAGAAAGCTGGCTCCGAAACAGGAGCAGTTCCTCCTGGAGTATCTGGCCAACGGATTCAACGCGACCAGGGCGGCGATCGCTGCTGGTTACAAAAAGGCGAACGCCGACACCCAGGGCAGCCGGCTGCTGGCCAATCCGAAGATCGCTGCGGTGATCGCGGAGCGGACCCGGCAGATGTGCGAGAAGCGGGAGATCACGGCCGAGCGAGTGCTCGATGAGATCGCGAAGATGGCGTATCTCGACCCGAGGAAGCTCTTCACCGGCGATGGGGACCTGATTCCGGTCCACCTGCTGGGCGACGACACGGCGGCCTCGATCGCCGGTGTCGAAGTGTCGGAGATTAAAGACGACGGTTTCGTCATCGGGAAGCTGAAGAAGATCAAGATCGCGGACAAGCGCGGCAGTCTGGAGCTGCTGGGCCGGTACCTGAAGCTGTTCACCGACAAGGTGGAGCATTCGGGCAGCCTGGGCGTGCAGCTGATCACGACGGTGCCGCGGCCGCAACGGAAGGCTTTACCGAAGGAGAAGTGAGAGACATGAACGAAGGTTATATAACGAAGTCCGTAGGTGGGTGCAACTCTGCGCCTGTCTGTGTCGATGAGGCATCCCTTTCTGTTGGGTCACGGTTGCAGCTGGTACGACAGCGCGCCGAGGCGGTGCGGCCTAGGCCGTAATGCGCACGGGGATCGAGCGGTTCGCGGAGGACTTTCAGTCGAAGCTGCTGAAGATCCATTTCGACGAGCGCTACGATCCATATCCAAAGCAGCGGGCGTTCCATTCATCGCTGGCGCCGTTCAATTTCCTGGGCGGAGCGGCGGGACCTGGCAAGACGGCCTGCGGGCTGGTCGAGCACATGGTGGCGACGGCCGAGTTCAACATGGACGACGCGCCGCATGTGCACACGCTGATGGTGCGGCGGACGCAGCCGAAGCTCGAAGCCACGCTGATCACGCGGTTCCGGGAGCTGATCCCGAAGGAGCTGTACGCGAAGTTCAGCCATCCGAACGGCCGGGCGACGGTGACCTGGCTGAATGGAGCGACGACGGTCTTCGGCTCGATGCAGTACGAGCACAACGCCTGGGACTATCAGGGCCAGTGGCTGAAGATCTTCTACGACGAGCTCTGCGAGTTCACCTTTACGCAGTGGAACGCAACCTCGGCCTGGAACCGGTGCCCGGTGTCGCAGTACCCGACCAAGGACGGGGCGGGAAATCCGATCGGCATTGGGGCGCCGTGGGTGCGCAGGCTGTTTGTGGAGCACCGGCCGTGCGACGAGATGGACGACGACCAGCGGAAGGCTTACAAAGCCGCTGACTACGCCTACTTTCCGTGCACGTACCTGGACAATCCGATCTACGCCAATGATCCCCGGTTCCTGGCGAACCTGAATAGCTATCCGAAGGCGATTCGGGATGCGCTGCTGAACGGAAGCTGGGACATCGTCGGCGGCTACTTCTATGGCGCCTGGGACGACGCAGAGAACACCTGCCCGCAGGAGGAATGCCAGCCGCAATCGTGGCATAAGCGGTGGATCTCCGGCGACTGGGGCTTCGAGCACTGGGCAGCGCTCTACTGGCACTACATGGACGACTTCGGCGTTGTACGTACGTACAAGGAACGCCTGGTGAAGCACCACGACCCGGAGATGCTGGCCGAGCTGGTGATCAAAGAGTCGATGGAAACTGGCGATCGCGGCAATGAGGTGATGCCGAAGTTCCAGTCGTTCCCGTTCTCGCATGATGCGTTCGCGGACCAGACGACGAAGAGCTACGGGGCGAACCCGAACTCGGTTGCGATGCGCATGTCGCGGGTGATGCGGCCGTTTGCGCTGCCGCTGCCGATGAACTCCGGCCGGGACAAGATCGGCCGTGAGCAGACGATGTACAACGTGCTGCGCCGGCGCGTTCCCTGCGGGAAGACGGCAGACGGTGTGCCGATCCTGCGGGCGAACTGGATCATCTCGGATGAGTGTCCACGGCTGATCGAGTGCATCAAGAGCGCGCCGCGCGACGAGGTTCACCAGGAGCAGATTGCGGAGTTCCTGGGCGACGATCCGCTGCAGGGCGCCGGTTATGGGATCTACCACATCGTGGGCGGTCCGGCGAAGAAGCCGCGCGAGCAGCTGGTGAGGGAAGAGATCGAGGCGGCGCCGGATGAGCGCAGCCGGCACTGGATCCGTTTGCGTGAGACCGAGCGCAGGAACGCAGCGTTGCGGCCGAAGCAGTACTGGGAGACATAGTGAAGATTCGAGACAGAGTGCGCCAGGCGGTATGGAGGTGGATTGGAATCCATGCGTTAGGCGACCGGATCGGCGTCGAGACGATGGTGCTGCGCGGTGAGCTGCGTGCACAGCGCGATGCGGAACAGCGGCGCTACTTCGACCTTCAGCACGGCCAGCAGGAGATGGAGCAGAAGATCGACCTAGTCGGTGCGCAGCTGGTTGTGGTGACTCAGAACCAGACGGCGCAGCTGGCAGCGATCAACAAAGTAGTCGAGAGCCTCGAGCACCTGATCAACCTGGTGGAACCCAAGGCGGGACGATTGCGCGCGGGTGCGCCGCTGGTGCTCGATTGGGACGAAGTACAGCGACAGAATGCAGCAAAGGAATTGGAGAACAACGATGGCCAGCCCGTTCGTAGGTAAAGATGGATCGCGTCACACCAACCATGACAGCATGAAACGCGCCAATGCGCGGTTCGGCTCGAAACAGCCGCAGAAGAAGATCGGCGGCGGTGAGCAGGATGCCGGCGGCGGATACAACGAGGGCGCCGAAGAGGAAGCGATGGGCGGAGCTGCGGACGGTGGCGCGCAGGACGGCGCAGCGATGGCGGCCGAGCACGGTCCGGCGACTGAGATCAGCATGCAGCACGATCACGAGAATGGCCGGCACACCGTGCACGCGGTCCACTCCGACGGGCATCAGCACGAGAGCGAACACGCGAGCGCGGGTGAGGCGCATAAGTTCGCCTCGGATGTAGCAGGCGTGGGCGGCGGCGGCGAAGGGTACTAAAGGGGACAAGATGCAGCGAAGAAACCATCGGCGCGTAGGCGCCGCGATGCAGTATGCCGTGCGCGCGTGGCTGAACCAGACCGCCTTCGGGCGAGGAGTGTTTTTACCTCAAAAGCATC